CCGGTTCTCACTTTATAGGAGCGTAATTATGTCCTTGCAATCGTTTTATGATTTGTTGGTTAATGAGCAGGAAGTGCGATTTTTCACATTTCTTGCTCACAACATTCATTTCTACGAGAAGCATGAGACAGCATTACGCCCTATAATCGAAAAGCTTGTGGAGGACGCCTCCAAGGGCAACCTACTCTGGTCCGAAAGGACTTTAGCAGCTGTTCTTGAGCGTCTGAACACAATTAAGGGTGAAGGAGGCATTAAAGCCTTCTATCATCCGTAGGAGTCGATTATTATGGATATTAGTCCACGTAATCGCGGTCCAGTAATAGATATCTTAACGGCTTTGCGGCCGTGGATAAATACACTGGATTTCCCCGAACTATTCGCGTTAAACAAGGAAGGTGGGTCAACATACCTTGGAGTCGATAAGATCAATCGGCTCTATTCGGATGTTGATTTAGCAGTCCTTGTTTGCACGATCATTAGAGTCGGCTATGTTAGAGACTTTAATGTGTTCGCGGCTGGGTATGGTCGAGCTAACACTGGACCTCCAATAGACTGGGCAAGAGCTACTTCACTCTTTACCTGGGTCATAGCGGAAGATTTGGTGAAAGCTACTACGATAGTGACTCGTTCGAACGCACTTGCTAGTGTGTTCAACAGCCCTCTCGCAGCATCATACTAACTCTGCTTTTCGGATTCCTCTCTTCTCTGCGAAAGCATCAGATTGGAATCTGTGGTACTAAGGGCAGTTCTTGGGTGGCGTTTACGCCGCTCACATACCGTGAGGTAGAGCCGGTTGCATCTCACTATCACTATTACCAAGGAGATATCCGTGTCTGAGAAACATGAAAGAGAGTATAAATTGGCACTTATTTTGTGCTTCCTTATTCTTTTCTACATATGGCTCAGTTCTTCGGACTATCCTTGGTTTATAGCGAGATCTCTATGCACGACTTTCTTCTTCGTGCTCGGAGGGTTCCATGCCCAGTGAGTCTGGAGTAAAGAATGAGACGGGTCTGCTTCATCTGAAAATCGTAAATCACCTTGGACAGGTGACCACCGATACAGATATAGGCAGTTATCCCACTCGCTCCTATTCAAGATCAAAGACATGGGTGAGGACCCCTGGATTTCTCCAGGGTTTTAAGAATAAGTCAACTTATAGGTTTGATTTACCTATGAATGACTTTGACTTCTCGGTTTTTCGGGCTGAGTATCCTTACGGACGCTTAATTACCGAAAGTGTTGGTGCTAACTTGCCTAATAATCAAGTTGGTATTACCACTGCTACATACACTGGAGCCTTAGTTGGTTCTGGCTATGTAGTTACACCGTGGCCCTCATTAACACCTGCAACAATGCCGCAAATTGATACCAATTCTTTGGATGCAGATGCAAGGATAAAGACTGTTCTGGAGTTAAAAGACCAGAAAGTCAACCTTGTACAGGCATACGCAGAGAGGCATCAAACCGCCCGATTGTTCAATTCATCGATCAAAAGGATGGCGAAGGCTATCTTGCTCTTACGAGCGGGTAACCTAACCGAAGCGGCAAGAGTGCTAGGGGTAAAAGCGAGCAGTAAAATGCAAGCTTCTTTCCGTCTGGCATTTCAGAAGGACCACAGGAAGGCTGTAGCCAATATGTGGCTGGAGTTACAGTATGGTTGGTTTCCCCTTATTAAAGATGTTCAGGGTCTAATTGAGCTGTCTGCTCAAAAAGTCTTCCGAGAAGTCCGAAATAAGGTTACGAAAACAGCCACGCGTACAGAGAATTCTCATGGTGTTTCTTCTGAATTTAGTGAAGAAGCATTCCATTTGGTCTCTAGTGTTACGCGGAAGATGACTATTAAATATGTCATCTACTACTCAACTTCTCAAGGTATTCATACCTTGTCCCAGGTTGGAGCTTTGAACCTCCTATATTTGGGTTGGGAGTTGACTCCATTCTCGTTCGTGGCGGATTGGGCTATTCCGATCGGTAATTACCTCAATTCTCTTGATGCGACCTCTGGTCTCACCTTTGAGAAAGGTTGTAAAACTACCGTTGACAGAATAACCACTACTAAGCGAACGCAAATGAGTCGGGTCCGGTATCAAAATCAGGGTACCGGAACATTGTTAAGCGTTAGCGGTGATGCTGTTTATACTGAGGAATCGGTAAACATTCAACGTCGTAAACTTACAAGTTTACCTGATGTTAGTTTTCCGACTTTCAAAAGTCCATTCAGCACCATTCATATTGCTAACGCCCTGGCTTTACTTCAGCAGTCCCTACGTTTTCGTTAGAACTCGTAGGTTCCTTTGAAAGGTTAAAATGGCTCAAATAGGTGCCATTCTTGTCCATTCAGGTTTAGTCGGTGACCAAGCTGTCCAAGCTGTTTCTGCTTTGACAAACTCGGCTACTGTATCAACCGATGGAAACTTAGCTCCCGCTGGGATTTTACTTCCGACAGGAGTCGCTCGATGGTTTGACCGCCGCAGTGGAATCGCGGAGGCCTATCCAACTTTGACCTTTTCACAACGCCCGCCTTCACGGACGAGCAGAGTGTTCAGGACCCAGGTAAAATTCGTGTATCCGGTTCTTGAGTCGAATCTTGGGCCCGCGGCTTCCGGAGTAGTACCCGGACCGACGCGCGCTTATGAATTGACGGCGAACCTAGAGTTCATTGTTCCAGATCGATCCACTGCTGCCGACCGTCAAGTATTCTGGTCGTACATCATTGGGTTGTTGGTCAAGAAACTCTATGCAAATGACTTGGCTCCTACCAGTGATACCGGTAGTCCCATTGTCGATGCAGTCCTTAATTTTGAAAGCGTCTACTAGCCGTTATAACATATTAACGTTATAGCCAGCTTTTAGCCTCTAACTCGAAAAGGAGTACATGAAAGTGCCTGGATCTTCTGAGAAGTCAAGGTTGAATAAGAGTGTTTTAAATACTCTTAAAAAGCATCGCGTTACTCACGAGGATAATTCCCGTGTTCTTGAGTTGTTTCTCTGTGGTCTCGATAGCCCTCGAAGCTTAGCAGTTTGGCTTTTGTTCAAGAATAACGAACATGACCAACTTGTTAACTTAGAGTGCAATCCTTTGGATTATGCGACACCATCGGATTTTCGAGCGGCGTACTGTGCTACCAAGGTATTATCAAAAGCTGAATTTTTAGATTTAAGCGTTGATAAGCACCAGGTTTCACTGCAAAAGTTCTTCGACTTTGAAGACGTTTGCCGCGCTACTAATAAGAGGTTCCGGAATCTTGCGATTGACCCCCTCTATAAAGGGGCCAACGTTTGGTTGCTTAACGCAACAGAGCGAAAAATTCACTCGATTCTGGGACATCTTAATGTAATGGAGATAGCAGACAAGGCAAATTGGGGGCCCGGTGTTACTAATTCCCTTAAAAAGGAATTAGCTACCGGTGTCAACAAGTTCCAATCCGAGATTGGAATAACGCGAGATCTGTATTCCCATATTAAGCAGACTCCTAACGAAAAGATAGTTTTGGATTCTGTTTATCCTTTATGGTCTGGTCATCTCCACGAAAGTGGTTTTCCAAACTATGAAGTAGGGAACGTAATAGTCACTGTACCTAAGGATGCGAAGTCAGAGCGTGTTATATGCGTTGAACCCGGATTAAATCTCTGGTTTCAACAAGGCATTCGACACGCAATGGAGTCGCGTCTTCGGGCAAGCGGTGTTGATCTACGTTATCAGTCGAGGAACCAGCAATTAGCCAAAATAGCTGTTAAGGCTAGATTGGCGACTGTTGATTTCTCTTCAGCTAGCGATTGTATTTCATCACGCCTGGTTGAGGAACTTTTACCTCAAGATTGGTTTGAGTGGATGAATGCAAGCAGATCGCATTACGGCATCATGGGCGACTCAAGAATAAAGTGGGAAAAATTCTCCAGTATGGGGAATGCTTTCACTTTTCCTCTTGAAACACTGATATTCTATTCAGCAGCTGTTGCAGTTGTTGAATATCTTGGTTTAAAAGACCAAGTTAAGAATGTTAGTGTTTATGGTGATGATGTTATATTACCACAGTCTGCCTTTGAACTCTATTCATCATTTAGCGACTTCCTTGGATTTCGAGTAAATCGTCAGAAGAGTTTCTTTTCTGGAAATTTTCGTGAATCCTGTGGTCATCACTACTATGATGGAGTTGACGTAAAGCCTATCTTTTTAAAAGATCTCCTTTCTACACCTTTATCGGTGTATCGGTTCGCAAATCAAGTTAGAATAATAAGTCACAGGTTCATGAATCTTATGGCCTGTGACCGAAAATTTCTTCCTTGTTTTGCATTGCTCACGCGTTTGGTTCCTAAATCTTTACGATTTAAGATCCCTTTAGGTGAAAATCCTGAAGTACGCAAGGGTGATGGAGGATTCGTCTCAAATTTCGATGAGGCTTGTCCTTCAGTTGCGAGACATAAAATTAAAACCTTGACTTTTGAAGGTTTTACAGTCCCGCATGTTACCGAGACGGCCGTTAAGTCGTCGAGCTGGGAAGTCGGTATGTTATTGTATCGACTTAGAAACTCGTCCACTCAAGAGGATAGTAACAATTTTCCCCTAAGAGGCCGGACTAGATTGAGGGTTTCTCTCCTTCTAGTGCATCAGTGGTACGATCTCGGTCCTTGGTTATAACTAGGACCTTCTCGGGCTGTTAATTGCTAACAGTTCCGTGGTGAGTTTAGAAA